ACGCAACCGAAAGGAGATTGAAAAATGAGCGCAACGACATATTGGAAGCCGTGGAGTCCTCCCCCCAAAGAGGACATTCACCCGCTAGATCAACTACCGTGGAAACTCGCGCCACGTCTGTGGGGGCACGACAGCACGCTCCGAACCGACGAAACCGAAGTCGGCTCTGAAATTGTGCCTTTCCTCGAAGGTTTAATGGACGGTGGGGGCAACGATCTAGTCTGCCTCGAGGCTCGGGAACTAATCGACGCAATAGAGAAGTACGGAAAGATCGTTCTTTGGATTGAAAGATGAGTCGTTCGGCGCCACCTGTAGGGACGCAAGAATGAAGCCTCGACTTTTGGATTTGTTCTGCGGAGCGGGTGGAGCGGCGATGGGGTACGCGGATGCCGGTTTTGAAGTTGTTGGCGTGGATCTGAGTCCGCAGAAGAATTATCCGTTCGAGTTTCACCAGGGCAATGCCCTAAACGCGGCGCGGTATCTCACGGGTTTCGACGCCATTCACGCCTCTCCTCCATGCCAGGCGTATTCGATAACGAAACACACCCACAAGAAAGAGCACCCCGATCTGGTAGGAATAACGAGAGAATTGCTTGACGATATTGGCCTTCCCTACATCATTGAGAATGTCGTCGGTGCACCAATGCTTCCCTCGGCTTTGTTATGTGGAACGGTCTTTGACCTAACGGCGACGGACACCGACGGGGAAACGCTGTACCTGAAACGACACCGGCTCTTCGAGTTGAGTTGGAAAGTCGGCGGCTGGCAATGTAACTGTGCGGTTTATCGAGCATCAGGTGCGAGGGTAGCTGGGGTCTATGGCGGGGGCTCACGAGACAAGAAACACGCTCAGTACGTGCGTCACGGTGGCTACACGCCTGCGAAATCCATTCAAGAGAAACTCATGGGCATCGACTGGATGACTCAGAAGGAACTCCACCAAGCCATCCCGCCGCGATACACGCAAGAAATCGGCCAACAACTTCTGCAACATCTGTCGCCACCTGTAGTGACGCAAGAATGAGCGACGAAATTCACGACGAGCACGAGAATGCGCTGGTGGTCCCGTTCGTCGTGTGTAAATCCGGAGGCGGCACGCTTGACGACCACGCCTTTGTGTGCGGCGCTCGCTACTCGGACCTGCGCCACCGGCTGAAAAGTGGACGCCCGACCGTTCTGAGCGACTATGAGTACCCGGCGCTTCGTCCTCAGTTGGAACTCCTGGCGATGGAACTTGGCTACACCTTTACCGCCGAATCGTACGACGAGGACTGGGATTTCGTGACGTTTTCTGTGGGGAGCCCCGCGAATGAGTGACCGCGACGAAAAAGGCCGAAAGACTCTTGAATGGCAGGAACTGAAAGGGCCGTTCGACGCCATGAAGGCGACCTTTGGTGATGGATTGCAGTTCCACGCCTACGCGGACAACACGCTTTATCTCTGCCGCCCCGCTGGACCATATGACAACGTTGACCTCGGCGCGTTTCAAGACCCATTCGCGAAAGCCGAAGAAATCGCGGCAACACTTTTGGCCCCGGTAGAGCCACCTGTACTGAGCCGCGCCGATATTCGACCATTTACGGATGCAGTGTTAGCGATGCTGCGCTCCCGGATTTATGAGGGCACCTCGTACTCTGATACCGAGACGGGCGTCATCATGGCAAGAATCGAAGAACTTCGTGACGCCATTTTGGAGTCTCTCTCACAGGAGGCCGAATGAGACTGTTTCGCGCGATCCTGCTTTGGCTCATCGGCATTGAGATCGGCGGCGACATCTGCCTGGCCATCGTGAGGTTTCACCGTTGACTAGCGTTCTTACAGAACTCCGAGACAGAGGGGAGGGCCGTGACTGACCGACGCGCAGTGCGAAGTCCCATTCCTCAATCAAGGCGGTCTCGTGTTTCTAGCAGCCAAAATTTCTTTAGTTCTGAGCTTCTCTCTTTCGTCGCACGCCGGCGCTCCCATTCCAATGACGCCGGCGCAGCTCCACGTCACGCCCGTGATGATGGTCCAAGGGAGGTGGGTGGATCACTGCGAGGAGGATGGCCAGCCGGACCCGTGGGCGATCGATGGGCCGAAGTATTTCGGCGGTTTGGGTTGGAGATCAGCAACGTGGGCGACGTACAGACTGTCCTGGATGCCCTTCTCCATGAACTTAGCGACGCCACTCGAACAGACGTGGGCGCTGTATCAGTTCGCGAAGGTGAACGGGATGCCCGACCTTGGTGGCACGTGTCACGGGTACTGAGTGGCCGGTGCGTGGCGTGCTACCTCGAGGACGAATTGAACGGCCCACACACATGTGGAACTATTTACGATCAGGACCGTGAATGACCGACGGCGAGCAGGTACTCGAGCTAGTCAAAGACTCGATCGCGTCGACCCTGGCGAGCGAGCAGACGCACCTCAGCGAGGCGAACCGTCTCGATGCGCCGGCCGACTGCGACTGGGGCGACGACCACTCCATCCCTGAGGGCTCACTGCTCGGCGACTGGATCGTCGTGGTTCAGTTCGTTCACCCCGACGGAGACAGTGGCTACTACACGATCTCCAGCCACGGCATCAGTCCACACGCTCGCGTAGGACTCGCTCGTGAACTTTGCAGGCGCGTCGACGCGTGACCGCCGATATTGAGTTCAAGGTCATAGGCGTCCCCCATCCCCAAGGATCAAAGTCGGCCTTCGTGGTCGGCAAGCGCGCCGTGGTCGTGGATGGAAGTTCGAAGACTGGACGTGAGAAGCACAAGGTCTGGCGCACGCTGGTCGCTGAAGGTGCCCTTGAGGCGCTGGAGGACCGCGGGATGCCCTTCAGTGGGCCCGTGTCCGTCCATATCGAGTTCAGACTGCCGGTCGTGAAGTCTGATCCGTACCGCGTCCTGCACACGACTAAGCCCGACATCGACAAGCTGATTCGCTCGTGTCTCGACTCCATGGTCGACGCCGGCCTGTTGGCCGACGACTCGCTGGTCTACTCCATTGGTGCGGTCAAGATGTACGCCGTGGGCCTCTCTCACGTCGGCGCGACGATCGTGGTGTGCGATATGACCTACCTGGCGACCATGGAGCGCGAGACGCTCAAGGCGGCGGCGAAGGATGCGCGAAAGAAGTGAGGAATTACCCTGACTACGACACACCCATCAAGATGAACATGGAGTTTGAGGACGCGCTCGCGCTACTTCTGCGGGGCGACGTTGCAACAATCGATGTAGAAACTTCACACGAAATGTTGCAATCCAGCCCCGAGGAGCTTTGGCGTCGCATCGACAACTGCGACGGCGATCCCGAGGTTCTGTACGCGCAGTGGGACCGAATTACCAGGTGACAGCGTAGTAGCTCAGGGTCTCTGAGTTCTGCGTGTAGGCCCAGTCGAGCCATGCCCACGAGTAGTGATACACGTAGCCGTCGTCGACGATCACCACGTGCGTGCGATTCGCTGCGATGATGTCAAACACGTGCATTCTCACCGGGCCTTCGTTCACGACCTCGAGACCGCCGTCGTTGGCGCTGGCGATCTCCGTTGCGCGGGTAGTTACCTGAACGATCGACGTCGCGCGGTGTCCACCAAAGCCTTTGGATAACAGGTAGTTCTGCGCGGTCCATAGTCCTTGCGCGGTCCAGATCTCTCCACCGTCAGTGGTCACGTCCGTGCCCGCGAACAAGTTACCGAGGTTGTCATAGGCAGACTCAACTTCGTCGGTGGTAATGCGTGCGCGTGGCCAGCGGTGTAGGACCAGGTTGGCGTCGCTCTCATATCCGCAGTCGCCCACGCCCGAGAGATTGCCAAACGCCTGGTAGGGAGCGCGCTGGTGGATCCCGGCCGCGCCGGCGAGCGAAACATTGGCGAGCGTAGCGAACACGGCGACAGCGGCCAGTGACTTTCTCATCTCTCCTCCTCGCGCGACCTATTGCGCATGGTAACAGCGAAGCGATCGAATGGATCTCACTCGAAACGCCTGCGCACTGCCGGGGACAATCGACAGCGCGCACGCGCTCCGCGTGCTGGGTCCTGTTAGTTCCTCCAATCTGTCACGATGGCGAAGAAAGCCTCTTCGCGCGCGTCTCTGGTCTCTTCGTACTGATCCTGGTTCATGGTTTGGTCGCCGTCTTCGTAGTCGCGCACTTGCTTCTCGAGATCCCGCCACGTTGCTGCTAGCTCTGGGTCTGCCGACTCTAAAACGGCTTCGCGGGCGTCTGTGAGCACTTGCCAGGCTTCTGGCTCGTGGTTTCGCAGAATGGTGTCTAGCACCTCGTCGACTGCGCGCGCGCACTGTGACAGTGCGTCTAGGCGGGCCTCGTTCATTGGGTTACTCCCACTCGCGGGCCAATGTAGTAGCTCGTGCTGGTTCCCCAAAACTCGCCATCGGTGTAGCACGCCTTCATAGGGTGTGCTGGTGACTTGGGCAAGCTCATCAGCTCGGCTTTTGCGTCGCGCAGTAGGCGGCGGGTCTCGGTGCTGTGCTCCTCGGTGCCATCCTCGAGCACGTAGACAACACGGAAACGGTACCCAATTCCCGGGATCTTCGCGATGCTTGTTACCTCGTCAGCGCGAATTTCGGTAATGGTGATCTCGGCGCGATCGGTCATCGCTTCACCTCGAAACTCAGCACGTCGCCAACAGGAATGACGTGCTTTACGCTCATCATCTTGGTTGAGACTCCGTTGATCTTTCTCGTTTCGGGCTTGAGCACGTAAACGAATGTCCCGCTTGGCGAGAGGAACATTTCGCCTTTGACTGTTTCGGTCTTGGCGATGATCTCGGCGCGCCGGTGCGTCTCAGTCTCCCGTACAGACTGCAAACCCTTTAAAACGGCCGAAATACTGGCTTTCTTCGTAAGCGTAGCGCGCACGGTTTCGTACCGCGTTTCGCCCAGCTGCAGGTAGAGCGCGCTCCGCGCGTCCTGCCTGGTCTCGGTCATGGTCATGTAAATCCCTTCATTTACTTTGATTCTCGGGTGACTCTCACCCCTACCGGGTCCGCGTAACCGGGCCCAGTAGGCGCGCTAGGCGCCGGTCTCATGCTGGCAATAGTTCTCCTTCGATAGCGTTTACGATGTCGTCAGCGGCCGCGTAGGCGCGTAACACTTTTTCGCTTGCCTGGTGAATTCGCGCCTGGCTAGCCTTAATCGCTTTGATTGCCTCGTCGCCGCCGGTCATCACTTGCCACCCCATAGGCGCGTGAGGTCTTCGGCCGTTGGCATCGTGAAAGTTTCCGCGTGACAGTTAATGCACTTGTCACCAGGAAAAACTTCTAGCGGGTGGATTTCGCCACCACACTTTGAACAGTTGATCATGCTTGTCCCTTCGATTTCACTTCAGCGCACCCGTATGCACCGTCTCAAGTATCGCAGAATACTGGCGGGGCGTCAAGTCATTCGAGCGCGAAACCTGTTGAAAACGTGGTGATTTCGTGAGCGCGCCGGATCTCTCGACACGTTACCCACAGGGTCAAGCGGTAGCGACGCGCGCCATGATCACAGCGACGTTGCCCCCCAGTCAATTCTCGCCGCAGTTATCACAGCTTTGCACCCGGCCTACTGGGTGAATCCTCGTCAACCCCGCCAAGTTGAGCGGCGCTAGGCGTTGCGCAAGTCGCCACTTACTGGTATCGCACTCAATATCACTGGGTCGTTCGATGCGTGTCCTGCACTGGCGACGCGCGCTGACAGTGGGTGTGCGGCGACCAGCCGCACGCGGCAGAGCAGTCGTCGTCGCCCCAGTCGAGTCGCAAGTCACTTGCAGTTGTTGTCTAAGGGGTCATGTGTCGGCGACGACGACTGCTTGTGCGTTATGCCTCCCAGAGGAATTTCTCGGTATTCTTCTGGACCTTGATTCTTGACTCTGAGCGACCAGATTGACCAGCCTGAACTCGTCTGGCTACTTTCCGGTCTAGCCAGTGGAAGGTTTCACGTGAAACATCCTGAGAGATTCTCAACTTGGCGACTGGCGAACTTGACCCGATCAGGCCGGGTGCTGATGAGGCGCAAGGAGCGAAGCGACGCGCAGAGACAAGCGAAGCGCGTCAGTCCTGATGATTCCCGATGAGTTGCCTGGCAAGCGAAGGACCCGGAGCCGAAAGACCCCGAGGAGGGCAGGCGAGGAACGAAGGTGACGAGACTGTGAGTCTATAAAGGCGTGTCAAGGATTACAAGTACTAAAGGGTTTTCGTGAAATGTCGTTGTGAACTCCCTGGTCGTGGCTTTAACTACATTCATGTAATGCCTTGAAATGAGTGCGTCGCGCATGTAACATGGCAGTATGTCTGCGACGGAGACCATGGAGAAGATCGGTTACCCCGAGCTCTGCTATCGCTGCGATCGCACAGTCGCGAAGGTGAAGACGCGCAAAGGCAAGATCATGGTGATGGACTTCTATCCCAACGCCGCAGGGAAATTCACGATCGTGGGACACTCGAGCGACGGTGCTCCGATCGTCGGCAAGATGTGTTCGCCGACTCCCACTGACCCTCGGTTGCGTTACACCTGCCACTTCGACACGTGCGCCAAGCGGACGACTCGTCGACCCAAGGGCAAAACGGTGGCCGGCCGTGGGTTCCTCGGCAACGCCGATCGAGGGCAGACCCAGCCGTGAGAGACGAAGACGGTGCGGTAGAGGGCGTTCGCGCCCAGATCCTCGCCAACGAGGTGGGGCACTTCCTCCAGTATCACGACGCACTGGTCGACATCGCGAAGAGGTTCGGCTTCAGTGACATCGACGCCGCGGTGAGCTCACAGTTCTGGGACCTCGGGATCACGCCCGCCGAGATGTTCAAGCGCCTCGCGCAATTGAACGCAAAGGGCGTGCACCTCGACCAACAGCACTTCCCGGGACTCTCCTAGTGCTCGTCGTCGAAGCCACCGCCATCGTGATCGTGTTCTTGTTCACGGTCGGAATGATCGCCAAAGGGCTAAAGGAGTTGCTCAAGAAGTAAAGATCGCGGTCGGGGCTGTGTGCCCCTGGCCCGACACGGGGGCTTTGTTCTGGTGAACCTTTCCCCGTGAAGCAGTGAAGGCGTCGTGTCTGGTCACCGTGAGGCCCAGAGATGCCGAGTGGTCCGACACTCCTCGGTAGCACAAACTCGACGCCTTCACTGCCTACAATGTCGCTGTGACGAAAAAGCCCGACCCTGATAAGGGAACGATCGGGAGGCGAGTAGGCGACACGCCCTCGCGACGTCGTGCCACCGACGCCATGGAAAAGGCCCGCGTCGAGGTGATCGGCCACCTTCGCCAGGGGAAGACTCCCGAAGAGGCCATGGGGATGGTGGGGCGATCAGGGAAAACGTACTACGACTGGATGTATAAGTCGGCCAAGTTCGCCCAAGGCGCGACCGCGGCCCAAGAGGCGTGGCTCAATTCGCAGCGCCAAGCCAGCATGCCGTGGCGCCAACGCCAAGACGAGTTCGAGCCAGTCCTTCGGAAAAACTACAAAACCTGGGTCGAGTACCAGGTCGACTTTCGCAAGCAGTACTTCAACCACGACACCTTCGATCACCAGTGGAAGATGCTCGAGGCTCTCGAGCGCGCGCCGGCCGGTGGCATCACGCTGATCCTCATCCCGCCTGAGTGGACGAAGTCGACCCTGATCTCAGACGTCATCGTGGGCGACATCTGCGACGACCCGAACTTTCGCATCGCGCTTCTCTCTGAAGGCCAGGACCTCGCGCGCAAGCAGCTCGGGCGACTCCAGCGCCGGCTCACCTACGACGGCGGCGACGGCGTACCTCCTCTCATCGAGCATTTTGGTCCTTTCAAGCCGGCACCCTCCAGCCCGAAGAAGTGGAACGCCGATGAGTTCACCATCCTGACGTCCGACCATGACGAGGCCGACCCGACCGTTCTCAGCGTCGGGATCTTGGGCGCGATCCGAGGACTTCGCTGGAACCGGGTCTATGGCGACGACATCCAGTCCCTGCGCAACCTGACCGCGACCGCGAAGATCATCCAGGTCATCCGAGGTGACGTCGTCACGCGTCCCGGCAAGGACGGCAAGCTCATCTTCGCGGGGTCTCGAGTCGGTCGCGAGGACGTCTACGGCGAGATGGAGCGCCTCGAGTTGATCGACGAGCTCTTCATCCTGCCAGCCCTTGACCTGCACAAGCCCTTTGGCCAGCAGTCGAACTTCCCCCGCCAGACGACCCCCGATGGCGTACCGATCGTCAATGAGGCCGGCGAGCAGATGGGCTGGTCCGACGAGGACCTGGCCCAGCGTCGCGAGAAGGTGGGCGAGGACCAGTGGTCGCGCGTCTATATGCAACAGCCCCAGAGCGACTTCAGTTCACTCCTCACTGACGAGAACATCCTCGACGCCACCGACCTTGACCGCCAGGTGGGCCAACCGGCCAAAGGCGAAGTCGCACGCATGGCCGGCTTCGACCCGTCGCTGCAGAACCACGCAGCCTACGTGCACTGTGGGTACGACTCCCAACACCTCTTCGTGCTGGACGTGATCGACCTCTACAAGCCGACCACCAACCAGCGGATGTTCGCCGAGATCCAACGCGGCACCATGAAGTACAAGCCGGACTGGTGGGTGATCGAGAACAACACCCTCCAATCAGGCTATTTGACCGACGATGCCTTCCTCGAGTTGCGCGACGAGTTCAAATTCAACGCGGTGGGCCACCACACGGGTGGCCAAAAGGAAGACGAGAAGCTCGGCGTCCCGACGATGATGGCCGCGATCTGTCGCGGCGAGATTCGCTTTCCCAAGATCAGCGCTGATCACATCGGCTTCTCGCGCCTGTTCGACCAACTCAAATCGTGGCGTCCCGACATCCCCTCGAAGCGCCTGGTCCAAGACGAGGTGATGGCGCTCTGGTTCTGCTACCTGCTGTGGAAGAAGCTCCGCGAGCAGGTCGAGTTCGATCTTTCGGGGTGGAAACGCCAGGGTATGGACGATGCGACCCACTATCCTCATGCCAGGACTCATCTCGAAGGGCTGGACGAAGCTGAGAGGGCGCGCGCACCGATCACTTACGAACAGAATTGGGACCGACTGACGGAGAAGGTGGGCGCCTAGGTGTACGAGTTCGACGAGATCATCTCGATAATGCGCCAACGACGCACCGCCGACTCGGTTCTCATTCGAGCAGCGATTCAAAACCGCGACCGATTCAACGGCGACGTCATCACCGTGATGCCCGATGTCTCCTCGATCCCCGCGGTCAATCGTCCGGGTCCAAACTTCTTCCAGGAAGCGGTCGACGGACTGGCCAGGTCGGCCAATGCAATCATGCCCAAGATCAACACCCCGGTCTACGACCCCGGAAAGCCCAAGAGCGAGGAGCTTTCAGCCATTCGCCAGGGCGCTCTCTACGGTCAATGGTTCGAAACGCAGCTCGAACTCAAGCTCGGTCGTGCCTATCGCCACCTCGCAGCCTATGGAACATGCGCGTTCATCGTCATTCCCGACGACAACCTCGGTCGCGCCGACATCCAAATCCGCGATCCCTTGACCGCGTACCCCGAACTTCGCGCACCAGACGACATTCGACCCCCTCGCGACTGCGGTTTCCTCTTCGCTCGCTCGGCGCAGTGGATCAAGAGCCACTACCCCGGCGCGCCCGAGTACCTGGCGATGTCCTCTTCGAAGGGGTGGGACACCTTGTGGGACGTCGTCGAGTGGATCGACGAGGACCAGATCGTCATCGGTGTCATGGGCCCGCGCTTCCCGCCCTATGGCTACGCCGACAGCCGGCCCTACGGCTACAACGCAATCCAGCTAGGCCGCTGGCCGAACAAGGCTGGCTGTGTGCCCGTTGCCGTGCCTCGTCGCGTGACCCTGGACCGCATCATGGGCCAGTTGACCGCGATGATCAACTACTCCGACACCTACTCGCGCTTCTTGGCCCTCGAGATCGTGGCCGCTGAGAAGGGAATCTTCCCCGACATGGTCGTCATGGGCCGCACCGGGATGCCCCCTCAGCTCGTTGGTGGCGTTTGGAAGGACGGTCGAACCGGCGATATCAACATGGTGATCGACGGTACGGTCGAAACGATCGGAAAAGAGACGAGCCCAACCACGATGCCTGTCCTGCAGATGATGGACAACCACATTCGTGGCGGCACTGGTGCCTCACCCCTCTACGGCGGCAGCAACGGTGGGATGCGCACCGGTGCTGGCGTCGACGCGCTCGGCAATTTCAGCGTGAACCCGATGGCTGCCGAGGCGCAACTCATCATGGAGTACACCCTCGCCGAGGTGAACCGCTCGTGGATGGAGGTCCAAAAGGGCTACTACGGCGACAAGGAGTTCACCTGCATCCTCGGTCTCCAGGGGTCTGCGAAGACGGTCACCTACACGCCGAACAAGCACTTCGAACGTACCGACAACGTGGTCTCTTACGTCGCCCCGGGCGCCGACATCAACCAGTACGCGGTCGCGCTCACCCAGTTGGTTGCCGCGAAGGGCATGAGCCGCAAGACCATGCGCGACAAGCACCCCCTGATCGACGACGCGGCCGAGGAAGAGATGTTCGTCGCGCTCGAGGAGATCAATGACGCGGTCGCTTCCGGCATCGCGCAGGTCATCGCGACTGACCCCACCCAGCTCGACGTCGCCGCGCGCGCGTCTCAACTGATGGAAGAGGGAATAACCGTGGGGTCAGCGTGGCTGCAGGCGAAGAGTGAGATCGCCACGCAGGAGCCGGGCGGCGTTCCCGGTGGTCCCGATGCCGCGCCCACCAGCCCTTCTGGCGCGCCCATTCCTCCAGGTCTCTCCCAGGCTCTCGCCGCGTCCGGGGCTGGCCCAGCAGTGGCACCGGGATCTCAGATTCCCGCCGCACAGCCCGACATGATGAGCCTTCGTCACGCCATCCAGGGCATTAACGAGCAAGTTTCTAGCGGAGCGACATGAGCCCGCGCGCCGCCAAGCCTCGCGCCGCAGGCGTTCGAAGTGACGGGGAGATAACGAACGGAAACGTCTCGAATCCGAAGTCAGGCCAGCCGAACGGTAATGCACCGCGGAGCGCCGTAACTGGAGCCCTCGCTCGTGCCGGCGCTGGGACGTCACCAGAGCCTTACGGCGAGGGCAGTGCCTTAGCCGCGGCTGCTGCCGAGACGCCAGCACCTCCTGGAGTTTCTCCCGGCGCTCACGCGGCGCACCAGGCCATGAAGAACTATCACCCGGCTGTGACACCGCTCTTTGCTCCCACTCAGCGGCCGCTCGAGTCGGTGACCGCCGGCGCGCCCATGGCACCAGGACCTACAGACCCGATGGCTCAGTCGATCCCGGGCCAGAGCGACATGACAATCGCGAACATCCTCCAAGAAGCGGCTCAGGCGAGCGGTAGTTCCGCGCTGAAGGCGCTTGCCGCTCAAGCGATGGCCACTGCGGGAACATCCCCCGTGCCCACGAGTCCCTTCCAGGGCAACTTTCTCGGCCGATGACCGACACCATGGGCGCGGGGGGCCCGGTCACCACCGGGCCGATCACTCCTCCTCCGACCACGACAACGACCCAGCCGACCCTCACGCCCAACACCAGCGGCGTTGCAGCTGCCACGTCGACGCCGATCGGCGGTCCCGTCACCACCACGCCGATCGGCGACAAGCTCGCGGCCGCGGCGAACGCAGCACCCACCCTCGATCCGGCGTCAGTCGTCGGCGTTGCGTCCTCGGCGACCACTGCCAACGATGCTGCGATACGCGCGCAGGTCGTCACCGCCCAACAGACCGCTTCGAAGATGGCCAAAATGCTCCAAAAGCAGGACGTCGACTGGCAGTCGAACTACTGGAAGAACCTCTCGGACTCGACAAAGTCGATGCTGATCCAGGGTGGCTACATCCCGCCGAAGGAGCAGGACGTCGCCAAGCAAGCCTCGAGCGGCGGGTTCTGGCACTCGATTGTCCACGCGGCCGACGATGTTCGTCACGCCGGCTCGTCGGTCTTCGACAAGGTGCGCCATTACGCCGGCGACGTCGGTCAAGGAGTCAACGATGTCGCCATCAAGGGGCCTGGCGAGGTGTTCGGTGCGGCCATGAAGCCAATCAATCAGGCCGAGCGCGACGTCGCGCTCACCGCGCAGCGAAGTCTCCTCGGCGAGAGCCCCACGGCACCAACGAACTCTCCAAATCTCATCGAAGAGTCCACCCAGCAAAGCGTTGGCCAGCGCGTCAGCGACTGGCTACACATCCTCGACCCCTCAGCGCTCCTCCACAACTGGGGCGCGGTCAAGAACGGTGCGTCAAGTTTTCAACCGGCGTCGATCCAGTACGTCCAGAAGTTCATGGGCATCACTGGCCCGACGCTCGCGCTCGCAAAGGTCGTCGCAGCGAACGGTGGAACGAGTGACCCGTCCGGCGCACTGAAGGCTGGCCTCGCGTCGCTTCCCCAGAGCGAGCGCGCCCAGGCAGCGGCGCTCATCCAGTCGAACCCCAAGTTCATGGATGCTGTGAAACTTCTCAGTGACTCGCACCTCTCGATCGGCCAGATGCTCTTTGGTGGGCTCAGCGCTCAGCAGATGCACGACGTCGACCCTTTCACGAAGACCGGTGCTATTGAGGGGGTGCGAGTCGCGACCGACACGTCCGCTGCTGCAGCAGCCGCGGCCGCGATCTACAGCGGGGGCGTCGGGCCGGCGCTCGGCGACGCTCTCGGTGGCGCGGCGACCGAAGGTGGCTTTGACCTTGCAGCGACGGAGGCACCGTCCGCGCTTGAAAGTGCGGGGACTCTCCGCGGTGCTGTCGCACTCGGGACTGGTGGACTCCTCGCGGGATCCAGCGCGCTCGCCACTGCACGTGGCGAGACGCCCGACCAAGCCACCCAGATCAGTCCATTCGGCATGAAGATCAACCCGATCTCGGGCATCATGGACGGGCTCAATGGCTGGTACCTCAACCCCCTCTTTGTCGGGATGCAGGCCAACAGCGCCTTCAAGGCCGCGAAGTACTCCGCGACGGCGCTCGACTCGATGGGCGGTGGCCGCGACGTCCTGCAGTATTTCAAGAACATCGGTGGCGCGAAGCGATTCGCGAACTCGTTCGCCAAGGCCGTCACTGAGGACTTTGGGAAGGGGACGCTCGAAGGGACCAAGGTCGCGTCGACGCCCAACTTCGCAGCCCTCGACAAGCTCGGGATCTCGACGGTTGGCATGGAGCACGACATCACCGAGGCGTACCCGCGCATCGTCGAGACCCTGCAGGCCGGCACGCCCGAGGTCGGCGTCGGCGAGATGATGGCCAAGGACCAGGCGCTCACCAACCTCTTTCGCGGCAAGGCCGGTGGTCTCTACAAGAACGGAGTACTCCTTCCTCACCTCACCATTCCCCAGGCCGTACTCGAGGATCTCCGTGGTGTTGGCAACAAGGTCCTGCAGGGACGTCGCTTCAACCCCGGCGCCATGTCGCTCAACCAACTCACTACCGAGGCATTCGGCAACGCCGCGCGCGACGCCATCGAAGCTGAGAAGGAAGACAGTGCGGACCTCGGCTTCGTCGCTCGTATGGGTCGACGTCTCACCAACATCGAACCGAAGACCTGGATCGATCTCACTGACTCTGAGAACGCCACTCAGATTGAGCGTCTCGCTCGCTCGCTCTCACTGCCCGAGGACAAGGTCGTCCAGGCTCGCAACGGCTGGTCAATGCTCACGTCGACGGACATGAAGGACGACTTCCTGAAGGCGCTGATCAACGACGGCTTCGCCTACGCCGGCATCGACAAGACGCCCGAGGGCCAACAGTGGATCGATGAATTTTGGAACCGCGAGCACTACTCCTACGGCGAGAACGCGAAGTACGCGAACCCGAAGGATCCGACCGCGCCGGTCCAAGACAACGCCATCGCTCCCACGCAGCTCTCCAATCTGCGCGCACTGCCGAACTTTCGCGAGGTCTATCAGTTCGGCAAGAAGTCGATGTTCATGTCGGCCATGCAAATGGGCCTCAACCAGGACATGTTCGATCGCTTCATGCAGACATACTGGAAGCGCGTCGTGCTGCTCCGGCCCGGCTTCGCCGTTCGCTTCGCCGGCGAGGAGGCGCTGAGCTTCATCCTTCGTCACGGGCCGGCCGCGTACCTGCAGGGTCGTGTCGCCAGTTCGATTGAGAACACGGCCAACGCTACGAAAGAAGCGCGCCAGGCCGCAGTGCTCGCCAAGGCCGCTGATCTCAACATCGACGCCAGCGACGTTGGCGCCATGAACAAGCTCGACGCTGGGAAAATGTATAACGCGCTCACCAGCCACATTCCTGAAGAGGCACAGCGCCTGATCAAGACCCGCGGCGAGATCCTCGCATCGATCCAGGGCTGGCACGCCGTTCAGTGGCTTCGTCGAGCCGGCACGGCCTTCACCCCCGACGTCATCATGGACGGTGCCAAGTCGCTCGCCGACCGCGGAGTACTCGACACGCCCTTCGCTGAGCACATCGACAACATCAGTGGCCACACGCCTATCTACATCGGTGACATCGGACGCAGCGACCAAGAGGCGCCTATCCAGACGCTCGAGGGGACACCGGTCTCGATCAGTCGCACCGGCCCGTACCAGTCCTACGGCAACGAGTCACAAGACTTCATCGACCCTCTGCACTTCCAACTGAGCGGCATCGCGACCGACCCGTGGCTCAGGCGCATCGCCGCGGCCAACGCCAGTGGCGGGCGCGACGCGCAGATGCAGACCGCTTTGGACATCATCACCGGCCGGCGCATCGCCGCGAAGATCGAGGACCGCCAGGCCGCGTTCGCTGCCGACTCGAATGAAGGTACTCGCACCCTGTTACAGGCCGCTCGCAGCGAGATGGAGCGTCACAACAAGCTGATCTCTGACTTCCGCGTGGGGTACAAGACCAAGGCTGGTGGCACGGTCGCCGACGGCACGGCGACCCAGGAAGAGATCAACAACGACTGGGCGAACGCGCTGGTCAACCACGTGAACCACTTCACCATGACCGACCACGGCCAAGAGTTCACACTGCCTGACGGCACGACGAGCACCAACTGGAAGATGCACGCCGACAACGAAGACGCCACTCGCGAGGCTGTCGACGGTCCTCAGCCCATCCGACTCGCCGACTCCCTCACTGCAAAGACGCCGTGGAAGATCGGGACACGCGACGTCGACCGCCAGATCGATCCGGCCAACGACACCAACCCCTACAGCGGGATCGCGAAGGGCGAGGTGCGTCTCTTCAAGGCCGAGAACGCGACGACCTCTCAGGAGGGACTGCCAGCGCTTCGCAACCCCGGGCGCTCTTGGACTCCGAACTTCCAGTCGGCTATGGACCGCGCGGGTACTGACGGCGAGGTCTACAAAATCGACGTCCCGATCGACGTGGCTCGACGTGACTATGACTACCATCCCGCATCGGGCCAAGCGGCATATGACGCGCGCTACCCCGAGGCCGCGCACGACGGCCACGTCAGCATGCCCGGCGACGCACACCGATTGAGCCAGCGGATGATTGAAGACGTCGCATCTGGAAGTAAGAGAGCAGCCGAAATAAAGGATGATGGCGACCCGGAAGACATCAGTTATGAGGACGAGGCCAGGCGCGCAGGGCTCCATGTAGTGAGCGACGGCGACTGGATATACGTCGCACGAAACCACGCGGATGCCGCGAAACTGCACGAGCTCAGCGACCAGATGAACCATGGGCCTAGCGAGGCTCAACGCAAAGAGTTCTACGAGATGATCGGGTACAACGGCGGCGGCAACGTCAACGACTACCTGACCCACATCGACGAGATGCAGCACATCGGTGCGCATCCCGACACGCGTGGCGTCTTCGAGTCGGGCGATGTCGTGCACGGCAAGGAAGGCGACGGGTCGCGGAACTTGCTCATCGACCGTCTCGGCCAGGGCATCGTGCCCGACGCCACCGAGCTCGAGAAGGTGGAGCGTCTCCACTGGCCAACCGAGATCCTCGCACCCAAGCAGATCGCGAAGATCGAGAGCGGTGGGATCATCAACCGCATCATGGAGTACGGGATGAAGGAAGCCGTTGGACGCCCTGCCAACTGGCTCAGTCGCCAGCCGATCTTCACCTACAACTACGCCATCTCCCTCGACCAGGCCAAGACGATGATCACCGCACGCGGCCTGGTGAAGATGACCGAAGGCATGACCGAGGAGGAGCACAGCGCTCTTGTCGACGCGCTCGCCCACGACATCGCCATGGACCGCGCGTTCCACATGACGATCCCCTTCATCCACGATCCCCAAAGTCGCTCGCAGTTCAGCGTGATCACCCGCAACCTCTGGCCCTTCTGGTTCGCCCAGGAGCAGTTCTATAAGCGCTGGTTTCGACTCTTCGCGACCTACCCCGAGGCATGGTACAAGCTCAGCCAGACCATGAATGGGCTCAAGTCAGTCGGCTTTGTCACAACCGATCAGTACGGTAAGGAAGCCTTCGTTTACCCCGGCAGCCAGACGATGCTCGGCTTCCTCGCCAACTCGATCTTTCACGCGAACGTCCCGGTGCAGGCGTCCTTCACTGGCGAGATCTCCGCACTGAACCCGACCCTCACCACTGGTGGGGCACCATGGCCCTCGTTCGGTCCCATCGCCACCGTGCCAATGTCGATTCTCGCGGGCTTCTTCCCACACCTCGAGCCCATCGCCCAGAGCATTCTCGGCCCTCAAGCACCGCCCGAGAAGAACGGCGACTGGGCCACGCAGGTCATCGATCAGATGCTGCCCTCGATCGCGAGCCGGCTCTCGGAGTGGTACAACGAGCCCAGCGGTGGCACGAAGCAAGAGCCCGGTAACGCCACCACCAACATCGGATCATCGCTCTACATGTCGGCCGCTGTCCAGGCGCTGCAGTACCTCACCTCGTCGGGCCACGACCTCACCGCCCAGCAGCAGACCAACGCCACGGACCTCCAGCAATACATCGACAAGGTCGCGAACTGGACCAAGAACCTGATCCTGATTCGCGCGTGGGCCGGTCTCCTCGCGCCGGCGTCGCCCAACATTCAGATCAACGACAACGGCGCGGGCGCGGCACTCTCAGCGCTGATGAGTGAGATGCCCTACGACGAGGCCGTGGCTGCGTTCATCAAGGCGTACCCCAACGCGACTGCTGACACGATCTTCGAGTCGACGACGTCACAGGTCGGCGAGTCCGGCACCTACGTCCCGGCCACCGTTCAAGCTCAGAAGTTCATCAGCGACAACTCGAATTTCTTCGAGACGTACCCAGCGCTCGCGCCGTGGGCCATCCCAGCCAAGGCGGCGAAGGGTCTCTTCAACTCCGACTCCTACGACACGGAGATCTCCGAAGGTCTTCGCTCTCGGCGTCCACTCTCGACGCCCGGTTCGACCGACGGCTGGTATCAGGACTACAAGTTCAGCCAGGCGGCAGCCACCTACTACCCGCTCGAGAGCCTCATGGAAGCGGCCGAATCACCAACGTCCGCGATTTCTGTCGAGGCGCAGGCGGCGACTGGCCTCACCTACGAGCAGGCTCAGGCCCAGGTCGGCATGACCGGCGCGACCGAGAAGGAAGTCCAGGACAAGTGGGCCGAGTTCAAGACGAACTTCGACCAGGCCAACCCGATCTTCGCTGAGCAGGTTGTGACCGAGGGAAGCCAAGCAGCTGCGCGACGTGGACTCATTGTCCAGGACCTCCAGCACGCCATCCTCAACGACGCGTTGCCCAAGACCGAATGGTCCAAGCAGATCGAAGTGATGATGGCCGCATACGACCAGGTCTCAGCGGCCTACAACGGAGTCGACGGACAGCCCGGCAACAAGGGAACGCACGCCGCGACGGTCGAGAAGGAGAACTTCATTACGTGGGGCAACCAGTACGCCGCCGCGTACCCCGCGGTCGCACCATTTTGGAACGGCGTCCTTATGAAGCAAACGCCGGGTTAATCGTGGAACACTTGACCCGTGGCTAACTACACCTGGTATCCGATGCCCGCCAACGGGAAGCCACCCGCAGCGCCCTCGGGGTACCTCACCGCTCACAACTCCGACGTCTACACCTACGTCCTGAAGAGCCTCAAGGACATGCCGACGCCCCCCTCGTCGATCCCCTCGAAGGCCGGCGTCACGCTCGAGGCGAACGGACAGCCTGTGACCAAAAGTGGGGCGCCGACTACGACCACCACGCTGGCTCCCACGACCACCACGACAGCGCCGCCGGCCGGATCTGCAGCTAGCCAACTGAACAAGTACGCCGGCACCGATGGACTCGGGACGCCAGTCGGCACGGCCGCGACTGCCACGACCACGAACCCTCCCGGTGTCACGGCCGCTGAAGCTGCGATCGTCGTCCCGTTCACCCTCGTCGGCGAGAAGCCTGACTTCGCCGCGCCCGCGACCGACGAGACCACCCAGTCTGGCGGCGGCACGACGATGTCGTTCGATGACTTTATGAACGTGATCTCGAGTCTCCAGGGTGACAAAGCCGAGCTCATCAAGGTCCAACAGCAACTGAAGGCCGGCGGCTACTACACCTCGAAGTCGTGGGCCAGTTACGGAACTCTCGACACCGCGACCAAAGACGCGTGGAAGGCTTTAGGCGAGGACGCTGGAAGCACCGGGGGGCTGGTCTCGGCGTCCTCTCTTCTCGCCGCTGGCAGTGCCGCGCCCCAACTCGTCAGCGACATGCAGGCCGTCCAAGAAAAAATGAACTCAGCCCAGGAGGCGGGCTACTCCGCGACGAGCTCGAGCGTCGATCTCACCGACCCCAATCAGGTCAAGCAGACGCTTCAGACCGCCGCCGACTCCATGGGGATCAACCTCACCGCAGCCCAGATCGACCAGTTCGCGAGCGCCTTCTCTCAAGCCCAGGTCAGCGCCGAGCAGAATGAAGTCACAGGGGAGAAGAAGAATGACCTCAACGACGTCTCGCAACTGCAGCAGCAAATGAAGGATCTTCAGTCTGGCAACGTCACCTTGGCAGACCAGGCTGCGGCGACGCCAGGACCGACAGCAGTAGCAACCAAGGCCGCGCCCGACCTCGACGCTGAAGCCATCGCCACCGCGAAGAGCATCAACCCCTCCATGTACGACGCGACGGGAAGCTCGGACCTCTACGGTCTCATCCAGCGCGCCTTGTCCGGGGACCTTCAGCAGCCGACTACTCCGAGTTCGCCAACTAGCCAGAGCGCCTCAGGCGGCCTCATCGCCACGACGCCACTGGTGGGAGCGCCCTAATGGCCGCGGCGCAACCACAGACCGCGGAGCAGTGGGCCGCGGGCTTCCTCGAGTATCTCAAGGCGCCGGCGACGGGACCTGATGACCCGCGTCTTCTCTTCCTAGAGGCGTGGGAGAACAAAGAGGCCGACGTCCAGACCAACCCGACGAACACGCTCGCGATCGAGAACAACGAAGGCTTGAAGTCGAGCAACTTCAACTCCAGTGGCGTTAAGACTTTTGGAAACGTCACTGATGGCTACGTGGCCCTTCACAAGTACCTGATCAATCAAGGTCTCACGGGGATGCTGCAGCAACTGACGAACCCATCGTCGACAGTCCAGTCGCTCGGCCAAGCTCTCGCTGACGCCAACTGGGAAGGGTCTGCCACGCCTGCGGCCAGAGCCGATTCGCTCTCCTACGCCAACGACGTTGTCAGCGCGGCGGGTGGAACGGCAATCGCTGGTGCGACCGCGAACGGAGCAGGTCAGACCGTTGCAGAACAGGACACCACGAACACCAACGGTCTCACCGCGGCCGAGTCGAAGGAGATCGAAACCCCGTACACCGGCCCGAACGCCTACAAGGGATTCGACCTTTCTGGCGTGACCGCTGGCCAGCGCGCCAACGTCGAACAGGCGATCAACGAGGCCCTCGCTCAGCCCGGCGGGATCCAAGGAATCCTCAACGGCATCTACAAGAACTACGGGTCCGAAGCGTGGGCCGCGAACATTCCCGAGGTCCGCACCCTGCTCGTGGCCGGCACGCTCCTCGGCTGGGACAAGGACCCGGCCCTCTTCAACTCCGAACTTCAGAACACCAGTTGGTACAAGACCACCACGACCGGCGCGCGCAACTGGGATGAACTCAGCGCCGACGACCCAGCGTCTGCCCAGAGCGCGATCGCTGAAGCGGCAGCTCGAATCACCAATGACGCGAACACGCTCGGCGTGCCCCTAACTCAGGAGCAAGTGCAGACGCTTGCGAAGACCGTCGCGTCTCAGTCGATTAACGGTACGACTGGCGTGAGCACCTACGACTCGACGATGGTGACCGAGCAGCAGATCCTTGGCTACATCACCGCCATGGCTCAGACCACCGACCTGACTGCGACACTCACCGGCGCTGCAACGACGACCCAGGCGGCGACGGCCACGAGTCCTCAGACGACCGCGATAGCTGGCCAGGGCGACGCGGCCTACCTCTACAACCAGTACACCGCCATCGCGCGCAACTACATGCTGCCGCTGACGCCGACCCAGATCGCCAACATGGTCCAGTCCGCGCTGGCTGGCGACACCGGGCAAGCTAATTTCCAGGAAGGCGCGGTCGCGAGCTTCACCACCTACGCGCAGAACCAGGCGAAGATGCTCTACCCGGCGTTCGCCGGTGCCATCGGTACTGACTCCTCGGTCGCCAACGACCAGGACCTTTACCAGGCGACGGCCAACATCCGAAGCATTATCGCCCAGTACACCGGCAACGCCGACCCTGACACGATCGACCTGACCAACCCTCAGTGGTCGTGGATTCTCTCAGGGACCGCACCACCGGCATCGGGCGCTGCTGGCGCAGCATCCATCACCGGAGCCGGCGCGACGATTGGAAGTGGCACATCGTCGACGTCCAGTTCGAGCACCGGGTCGGGGACGCTCGCGCCACCCTCAACTGACCAACTCACGAGCTACCTCATGCAGCAACCTCAGTTCGGATCGACCAACGGGGCTAAAGAAATGGGCTGGCAAATCGGCAGTGCTATCACGAAAGCGTTCGGTTACTCGTGACCTCGATACTCGACTCCACACAGGCCGAAGAGAAGCTTCTTCAACAGCAGTACGCGGCCGCAACCCCCACGCCGACAACGCCTGCGCCTACGACCACTCCACCGCCAGCCACTCCCACGACCACGACTCCTCCGAACGGTGTCGACGTGACCACCAATCCGAACGACCCGACGCTGAACGAGACCGTGAACGGCGTTACCTCGACGCTCGACTTCAACACCGCTCAGCAGATCATCGACTCGGCGCTGATGACCGTCGGCATGGACCCCAACCAGGTAGCGACCGGTGGGGTGAACGCGGGCCAGACGCTCGGATCGTACTTTTGGAGCACGATCACCAGCGAGGGTCTCACTGATCCGACCACGATCACCGACATGATCACGACCCTTCTCCCGTCGACTGGCCAGTTCCAGACTGCCTTCCCCGGCTACGCGCAGGCCCTCCAAAACGGGTACGTTCGCACCGTCGGGGACTACGTCACGGCCGAAGAGGGCATTACTGCGGCGATGCTCCAGGGCGGCGTCCCGACATCGCTCATCAACCCGACGACCGTCGGCCAACTCATCGCTCAGGGCAACAGCACCAGCGAGGTGGCTGCTCGGATCACGGCTGGCTTCGATGCCGTGGAGAACGCGCCGGCCGAAGTGCAGAACTACTTCGCTCAGGAGTTTGGAGCGACCAACGGGCCCACTGCTCTGGCCATGGTCTTCCTCAACCCCGACATCGACCCCGTGACGCTGCAAAAGATGCTCGCTGGCGCACAGATCCAGGGCGCCGCGGCCGCGAGCAACCTCACGATCAGCCAGGGCCTCAGCCAGCGTCTCGCTGACATGGGCCAGACCTATTCGAGCGCGCAGTCGACCTTCAAGAGCCTGACCGCCGAGGCCGGTCTCTTCGAGCAGACGGTCGGTGAGCAGAACAGCCAGACCCCGGTGCCCGGCACGCAGAACGCCAACGCCCCCATGACCGAATCGAATCAGGGTGTCGAGGCCGCGTTCGGTCTTGACGCTAACGCTGACCAGCAGGTTCACCAGGCGGCACTGGCCCGGGCGAATGAGTTCCGCGGAGGCGGCGCAGCTGCGAACACTGAGTCAGAGGGCTTCAGCGGTCTCGCCACTGCCAAGCCGTATTGAGAAAGCCTTCACGGCCGCGCGGTTCGAAGGGCACCATTCGCCCACGCCGCACCGCCGATCCAAAGCATTTCCCTCTCGATCGCTCGTGGGCTCAGAAGCAACGCACCGACCGCAAGCTCAGCCCCCAGAGCGAGACGGCGCGCGCCAACTACTGGGCGAACTTGCAACAGGGCCGAAAGGACGAGCAGGACCAGATCAACGCCGACTTGGAGCAGATCGGCTCAGCGCCCCTCGCCGACATCACTCAGTTCGGCAGTGCCAACATCAGTGAAGCGACTCTTGAATCTGCAGCACCTGGTGACCCCAGCGCACCGACAATCGCCGGCTTGGGAGAAGGTGGCATAGTGCCACCGCCAGCGCCTGGTCGCTGATACGATTCCACTTGACGAAGGAGGCCACGTGGCCCGAGGTTTCAATATCACCGTTAGCGCCAAGGCGTCCGACGAAATCAACGAGGAAAGCCTTGCCGCCGAGCTCGCGGCCAGCGGCCAACTCTCGGAACTTGAGAAGGACGGCCTGTTTCCTGGAGCCATGAAGGCCGCCAAGGATCTCTGTGACACGATCGGCGAAGGTCCGTTCCTGGTCACGTTCTCAGGCGTGGACCGTACCCACGAGAAGGGCGAGCAGACGATCCTGTCAGTTTCGGTCTCTTCGCAGTACACCTACGAAGAGCCAGTCCTCACCGACGAGGAGAAGGCCGACGAGAAGGCCGACGCCGAAGAGGACAATGCCGAGCGGACGATCAACGACGACGACGGTGACACCGAGGCCGAAGCGCGAGCCGAAGAGGTCGAAGCGGAGTCCGAGGCACACGACCACGACGGCGAAGTTGAGCCGACCGAGTCGCTGCCCGAAGGCTCAGACGTCCAGACGGAATAGTGGCCCTCACCGCGCGCCAGCGCCGGGCACTGCCGAAGTCAACCTTCGCTCTGTCCGGTGGAACCAAGGGATCGAAGGCACCAGCCTTTCCGATGCCTGACAAGAAGCACGCACGCGCGGCGATCTCAGGAGCCACTCGATCAGCGAACGCGGGGAATATCTCGACGTCTCAGGCGTCGATGATCAAGGCCAAAGCCCGCGCTCAACTGGGCATTAACGCTCGCAAAAACGGAAAGTAGGGTCCGATGCCTCGTCAAGCGCCAGGAAAGTACGACCCCAATAGTCCTGACTACGGCCTTGACCCCATGGTCAATCCGGGGCACACGCATACGGTCACCCCTGGGGAGGGCGCTCTACTCGGCGCCAACAACCTCTCAGATGTAGCCAACCCAGTAACAGCATTAGCGAACCTGAATGGGCTGCCGATGATTCGGGCTTCCGGTGATACAACTGGTGCGACCGATACCGCTGCACTTCAAGCGGCACTTACTGCGGCTCGCATCGCAGGCGGGGGAACCGTTCGAGGAAACCCTGGTTCGACGTACTACATCACTGCGTCCGCGACTCCAATCACGAACTCTGCCACGCTGGCTACAACAACGATCTACGCCTCTCTCATCATCGGATCGAACACCACGCTGGATATGACCGACTGCACCGTGACGCTGGTCAACGGGACAGGCGCTTCACCTATCGTCAACTACTCGCTCGTCTCGGGTTCCGTCGCGAACGACGGTGCGATGACATCCGGGGCGAACACGTGCGTCACATCGCTCGCTGCGACCGCGACGGTCGGACAGTCGCTCACCGTGGCCGGTGCTGGCGCGGCGGGTCTCGTTCCTATCTGCGGAGCGATTCACGCCATCAACACGGGAACCAATACGATCACCGTCGTTCAGATAGATGGAAGCGGTGGGACCGGCATCGGCACGCTGGCTGCTTCCAATACCGTCAGCAGCGCGAACGTGTGCACTTGGACTCGTGATACGAACGTTCGCATCATCGGAGGGTATTGGAACTTCGGCACCAACACTGACGCAGCCGACGACTTGTACTGCGCCAAGTTTCTTCTGCGGCACCTCGATCACTACACCGTCGATCTTCAAGGCGTCACGGCCTCGGCCAAGGGGTTCATCGTCTGCGTGGGCGACGCTACCGACGGAAGAGGTAACGTCCGTGGCGCGAATACCACAGCGATCAACACCGACATATGGCACGTCACCGGGCCACATTATGGCCTCTATATCGACGAACTGACTGGCGTCAGCGGTGACGATGCATTTTCCGTGTCGGGCTCAATCAAGCCCACGATGTCCGATATTTCCGGAAACGTCGTAGGCATCAAAATCAATAAGATCGACATGCAATCGAATCTCGGTTGGTGCACCCTCATCGCGGGCGCCGGAAATCTGATTGACGACGTTGAGGTTGGCGTTGTGCGAGGCAGCGCGAACGGGACGAACCAGGGTGTGTGGGTCGGTGACGATTCAGTGTGGACCGCAATGGTGGGTGGGACGTACGGCTATATCGACCTGGGAGTGATCGCTGGGAGAATCGTCAATGCTCCGTGCATTGTCGGGCTCATCAGCCCCGCCGCGAAGAAGATAAAGGCCGCGTTCGACTGGGGCATGTACTCCACCAGCGGAGTGAATTACGCCCTCACCGCAGCGTGTCAGATAACCGGAGCGTCAACTGTCACCATCGACACTCTCGACCTGACCGGCGTCGTCAATGCTCAATACAGCGGGGCCGCCACCTCCGTGCTGAACGCCTCGGTCGCCAACGTCACGGTGAACCAGGTCAATCTTCGTGAAGTGGACCTCACCGGGAACACCACTGGCTGCAACATGGTCTTGGTCAACGCTGCGTGCACCATCGGTCAGATCAATCTCGTTAATTGCAACTCGCCCGCTACCAACGGGAAAATAATCTCCGTCACGAACGCGTCCGCCGTCGTCACCGCTGTCACCGTGAGCGGTTGCAACTTCGGCAACACGACCGTGATGAGTTCCATCAGCACGACCACGACTTCGGTCGCACAACTTGGAGCGACCCCACCCACTGCTGACTCGTTCGGATGGTTGGGGTGGACGTGTGATCCCAACAACGCCTACCCGACTGGCTTCACTCCCACCCTTTCCAAGTTGATTCTCGTGCGGTTTCGTGCCGCAAAGACGGGGATTGCCGGGCACATCTGCTACGACGTGACCAATGGCGGCTCAGTTCTTACGGCGAACGAGAACTACGTGGGCATCTATGACACGGGGCAGTCAACTGCTGGGCAGGCCACTCTTCTCGGCTATTCGGCGGACCAGAGCGGCGTATGGACGACTGCGGGGACGTACTCAACCGCACTGACCGCGCAAGCGGCGAACTCCCTTGATCTAGTCGCCGGGCAGGACTATTTCGCGGCATTCGTCTGCAACGGAACGACGGCTCCCACTGTTGCAAAGTCTGGTGGTCTAGCCGGACTGCTCAATCAGGGGCTTTCAGGTCTGGGCCTGCGGATCGCCGTGGACTTCAACTCCATTACCGGTTCGCTACCGACCTCAATCACCGCTGCCAACGTTGTTACTTCAGCCGGAAACGCTACGCCTCTCCTGTTTATGGTTGGCGTATGAGAACTTTCAACCAATGGCTCATCTGCAAACCACCGTTACAGCCTTACCGTCCCCCACGTCAGAAATGGCGCTCGCGGGTGCGTAACCGGGTCTATCTCTTCTAGGAGGTGCTCGTGAGAAGCGAGATTCGCCGTGACCGACTCGGACACGTGTGGTTCCGCTGTCGGAAGTGCAAAGAGAACTCGCCGCCCCACTACGGGATGCAAAGTGTTTTGCTTGATCGCGATTCTCACGTGTGCTCCGTGCTACAGTCACCTTCCAGATGGAGATGGCCGCGTAGCCGTGGAGTCAGCGGGCGTAACGTCCGAGAATCTCTTTAGCCTGCTTGACCAGGTCATCGGGGCGCTGACCTGAGGGCTGGGAAATAACCCAAAGCTCGAGGTTCGATTCGCGGTTGTCATCGCGCACCCCATTTTTGTGGTGAACATTCTCGCCGTCGCCAAGGGGTCGCTTCAGAATTTTCTCCATGACCCAGCGATGTTCCGCGACGCGCTTCCCGTTGAATTGAACGAACCGATAGTTTCCGTCGCGTCTTTGAACTGGACGTAATCGGCGTCCGTGCATGATCTGGAGGACGTGGCCGACACAGTAGGAAAATCCTTCAAGTGCGAACCCGTCGCACTGGGAGAAGATGCACATGGGATCGGGTAACGGTTTAGGCCGCGCGGGCCCGAGCACTATTGCCGGGTCGAACTCCTCCAGATGGCTATCGCATAGACCCATTTTTGATTTAAGTTCTTCGCATCCTGGAACGCGACAATGCTTGGCACGAGACATAAACACATTTTATGCAATTAGAGGTGATACGTTTACGAGCGAGAACGGCCGGTGTCGAACCCGAGAGCTGACTCATCGAGGTGTGAGGTCGCCGCTCACACTCCGTACCTAGGCCAGACAGTCTCGCCGTGGTAGCGAGTCCCTGTTTCCTCTTCACCACAAACGATCCGGGCGCGTTCTCCGCGCGTCCGCGTAGCTATGGAGATGATTTGAATGGCACCTGAACTCACCCTTGACCAGATCGACCTGAACAGTCCCGAAGCCCCAAAGCAGTTGCGTGAGTACGCAGCGAAAATGGGGGAGCGAGCGGCTCAGGTTCCCGAACTCGAAAAGAAGGTGGCGCTACTCGAGCTTGGCATCGACCTCTCGACCCCCAAAGGTCGGGCGTTCGCCGCGACTCTTACGAGCGACATCACCGATCGAGACGCGGTTCTGGCAGAAGCCAAGGAGTTTGACCCGATCATCATCAAGGGCGAATCTCCAGCGGCGGCTCCAGGAGCGCCTGCAACACCAGCAGCACCAGTTGTCGCCCCGACGGGAAGCGCCGAGCGAGCAGCACTCGTTGACGGAGCCCAGCCCAGTGGAGCGGCAGTTCCTGACGTGAGAAGTCAAAGCGTCGATGAGGGCAGAGCCGTCATCGCTGCAGGTGGCTCCGAAGCCCAAGGAATCGGTGCTCTGCTCCACACGCGAGCCGTTGGCGCCATGGAGGGACAGTTGGAGACGCTGAACCGGGACGGATCAAGAAGCAAGTTGGATGTCCCCGGAAGTTGAGCGCCCCGAGCACGACGACGAACTTTGTCGGACGCGCGAGGTTCAATGCTTCAAGTGTCACATTGGCTCTGTCGGCGTAGGTCTCCCACGAGACTTTCGAAGCAGGACCAGACGAGGTAAGGCTCGAACGCCGAACGCGTCGTATGAGGCTGGTATCCCCACCTCGAGACGACCGGACGGGAGCGAGATGCCGTACCTTCGTGCCGACGGGGAAACCATGCGCCAGGTTGAGTTCAATAGGAAAGCCCATCAGATCGAGGACAACAGGGCGAAGTTGGAAGCATCCAGCCGAGCCACCACCACGACCTAAGGACTGAACAAAATGGCAATTCCCGGTACTTTCCAGACGTATGACCTCGTCGCGGGCGTAAAGCTCGACGTCGAGGATGCGATCTTCCTCATCAGCCCCTTCGACGTTCCTCTCCAGGGCGGCATGGGCGCGGACGGCAGAACAGCGCTCTCCTCGGCCAGTTGCTTCGAGAAGAAGGTCGAGTGGCTCGACGAGACCTTGCTCACCCCGAAGACCACCAACGCGGCCACGGCGACGTCGACTCAGACGACGATCCAGGTCGCGGCGGGCACCGGAATCAACTTCCAGACCGGCGACGTTCTGCAAATTGACTCCGAGCAGCTCTTGGTCACGGCCTACGGGACCACCGTCGACTTCCTCGTCGTCACGCGAGGCTTCAACTCGACCACAGCGACCACCTGGGCAACCGGTGACACCGTGATCGGGCTGGGCTCAGCGCTGGCTGAAGGTTCGGCTCCTCCGTCGGCGCGCGCCGTCGACCGCACTGACCGGTTCAACTACACCCAGATCTTTGGGCCCGTGGCTGTCCAGGTGTCGGGCACGGAGAACGTGGTCCAGAAGTACGGCCTCGTCGGGACTGAGTTCGACCACCAGGTCGCCAACCGCATCAAGGAATTGGCGATCGGGTTCGAGCAGGCCCTGATCAACGGCATCGTGAGCGCAGGATCGGCGACCGTCGGACGCACGATGGGAGGGTTCACGAACTGGATCCTCTCCAACGTCGACTCGACGACCACGACCCTGAGCGACTCGGCGCTGATGGTCCAAGCCCAGGCGTGCTTTGACGCTGGTGGCACACCTGACCGCTTCATGGTCGGCTCCAAGCAGAAGCGGACGCTGTCGTACTTGGACAGCACGAACATCCGTTACTGGCAGGAGACGGACAAGCGTGGTCAAGTCGTGCGCAGCTACGACACGGACTTCGGCGAGTGGAGCATCATCCTCAACCGCTGGTGCCTCACCAACCAAGCGTTCCTGTTCAGCCGCGAACAGGCGACCATCTGCACACTGCGACCCATGCAGTTCGAGATGCTCGCCAAGACCGGCGACTCGACGCTCGGCCAGGTGCTGGCTGAGAAGTCCCTGCGCTACCGCGTCCAGAGCCACTCGGCTCGGTTCTCAGCGCTTACCTAAGCGCTGGTGCTCGACCGGGCTGGTCTAGTCTCGTACTAGATCGGCCCGGTTGGGCCACGAGATTGGAGCAACATGGGTCGTGGAATTGGCTTAATTCAGCCTCAACTTCTCACCGGGGTAACCGGAATCATCGTCGGCCCTCAGATCGCCCCCTACGAGGTGACGCTGAACGGCTGGGCATTGGGCAACTCCGACAGCGCAGGCCACAACGTGAAGTTCTACGTTCCCCTCCCCGGCGTTCTCGGGACCGGCAAGCCTGCTGCGCCTAGCGCCAGTGGAACACTGCTCTTCGAGATCGTCTGCGGTGCCACGCCGGCGTCCAAGGAGTTCCTCACAGACCGTGGTGTCTACTTCAAGGACGGCCTCTTCGCGGTCTGTGACAACGCCGACCTCACCGGCTGTCTCTTCTGGTCGTAATGACCGACCAGGTCATCTTGTGCTGGGTCGAACCAGGGAACGTGGGCGGCAAGTTCATGGACTCTGTGATCAGGCTCTTTTACGAGGACAGGCGCCGCGCTGAACTGGATCTTCCCGAGCTCGTAGCCGGTCACTCATTCCTCGAGTCAGGTCCTCGCATCGCGGCCGGCCGCAACGACCTAGTCCGCAGTTTCCTCGCGAAGGAAGCCTGGAAAGACGTCGAGTGGCTGCTCATGCTCGACGCCGACATGGTGTTTGACGGGTCGCTCGTACACACTCTCCTCGACGGGACGCGCAACGAACAGGGCCAGATCGTGCGCCCAGTGACTGGTGGCCTTTGCTTCGGGGGTGGTCACGGCTCGATCCTACCGACGATGTATCGCTTCGTCGATCCCGAAACGAACAACGGATCGGCCTTTGCACTGGTGTCAGAGTGGGAGCCAAACGAGGTCGTCTCGGTCGACGCGACCGGGGCGGCGTGCTTGCTCATTCACCGCGGGATTCTCGAACTCATGGCCCAGACCTTCCCCGAGCCATCGCCGTGGTTCGCTGAGAGCGAGTACAAGGGCCAGAGCTTTGGTGAGGACTGGACGTTCTGCATGAGGATCCGCAACGGGCTGGGCTTTCCCATCTACGTCAACACCGCAGCGAAGGTCGGCCACGTGAAGACGATCGTGATGGACGAGACCATGTATCGCACCGGCATGTCGGGGCTGAAGTCGATCACTGGCTTCGGAGCACCCGAGGTCATTAAAGAGGCCGCTGCAAAGAGCCAGTTGATCCTGCCCACCGACCCGCGCAACCGTGAACAGCGCCGCGCCGACGCTCGAGTGAGGGCATAGTGGTCTTCCCCACCGACACCTCCACGTTCCTCGAGGACGGCCAGATCATCACCACGACCTACACGCTGGGTCAGATGACCGATGACCTGATCCAGCAACTTCGTGGCACCACGCGCGACGAGATCAACCTCTTGGCGGGGTCGATCGACGCGCCGGCCTCTGGAACCGTCGAGAGCGGCATTGGCTTCGTCAACCCACTGAATGGCATCACCATCGGGTCTCTTCTCGCGGTAGGCACCGAGACCATGTACGTTCTCAACGTCGATGAGTCGGCGAACACTGCTCAAGTGATCAGGGGATTCGACGACACCACGCCGGTCGCGGCCGGGGCGAACGCACAGGTGATCGTCGACCCGCCGTGGCCGCGTGCTCTCTTGCAGAACCGCATCCGAGACGAGATTCGCAAGTGGGGTCCTCAGGTCTACGGTGTCGCTAACGTCCAGATCCCCATCGTGCTCTGGCAGCGGGGCTACGACCTCGGTGCGATTGTGAACCCGGTCTCGGCTGGTGGCCTCGGTGCCACGATCAACCGCATCCTGCTCGTCACTGCTCCTCAGCCGCCCTACATTGGCGCGCCTGGCTTTTGGTTCGTACCGGGGAGCGTCGACATCGAACAGGCGAACCCCTCGTTCCCGTTTCGCTACCAGCCCAATGCGAACCCGGTCGAGTTTCCTTCGGGTCACTCGCTCATCCTCACGGGCACCGCGCTGCCCACCGTCACGGGCAATCTCAACGTGATCTTCGCGACGCCCTTTAACGTCGACACATCGTGGGATGACGACACCGACATGATCAGCGACGTCGGACTCGATGAGCGCTATCTCGACATTCCAGCCCTCGGCGTTACCGCGAGGTTGATGCGCATGATCGCAGTGCGGCGCAACATGCTCAACGTCCAAGGCCAGTCACAAGATGACCAAGCTGTGACCGCCGCGTCAATACTCCAGACGGCCGCGCAGTTCAAAGAGGAGCGCGACAACCGGCTGATGGATGCTCAGATCCAACTACTGAGCGACTTTCCCTACCGCTCTTCGAACTACTAGGCGCGCGTGGGCTCGGTCACCACCTTCCACAATCCAATCCACACTCCGTGGTGGCCGGGCTCGAGCTCGTCCGCTGGGGGCATCGTTCCGTTCCTTCTGCCGATCTCGATCAATGGTCACACGTACCAGATCGACTTCGTCAAGTCTCAGATCACCACGATGCAAGTACGTCGCCAGAGTGCCGACGACTCAGTCGAGCCGGGGGAACAGACTCTCTCAGCTGCTGGCATCTGGCCACGCGCACAGGATAACTGGTTCCTCGGCGCTGGCCAGGAGTTTCTTGACAACCGCTTCGCCTTCGAGTCGGTCTACGTGCACTCGGGCGAGTACCCCAGCGTGCGCACGCGCTTTTGGAAGAGCCAGGGAATCAATCCGTGGACGCAGGGCAAACTCACGCTGCTCCCCGAGTACGCCTCGATCGCGACGTCAACGTCAAACCTACTCATCGTGGCGTGTGGCAACTACCTCTACAAGACCGACGGCGCGCACCTCTACTGGACGCTGAACCCAGTCGGCGTCGACTCGCCCTCCTGGACCGAGGTCACGAGCGCCAACTCAACGACGATTGTCTCGCTCACTAGCGATGGATCGCGTGTCTGGTTCGCCACTGGAACGGACGGCGTCTACGTCACCTCCGCAGGGACCACGACATCAGCCGCAGCTGCCACGCCGGCCGCGCTGAATGGCGTCGGAGGAGTCATTGCCACACTCGCCGGGGCGGGCACCGTGAACGCCACGAATCTCCCCAACGGAACGACGCACTACTACGTCAGCGAGGTTGATGCTTTCGGCAACGAGACGACGGCCGTCGAGGTGACTGTCACTGTGGCCAGTACCCCCGTGAACCTTTCATGGAACCCCGACACCAACGCGAGCAACTTCAAGGTGCGTCGCAACATCGGTGGCTCAGACCTGCTCATCTACACCGGCGACACCCCGAGCTTCGTCGACGACGGCACGGTGGCCGGTACGGTCAGCGCTCACCCAACGAGCAACGGCACGGGGTCGACGCCCTACAAGGCGACCTTCGTCCTCTACGCCAAGACGCACCTCATCGCCTCGACCGGTCAGGACTTGGTGGAGATACTCGCCAACGGCAACATCACCTTCATCTATCAGCATGAGAACCCCGACTTCGTCTTCAACTGCGGGACCGAACTGCCTTCGGCCATCATCGTCGCTGGCAACTCGGGAGGTCCCGACAGTGGCCTAGCGTTCGTCGGCGCGATCCAGCCGGACTCGACCAACGACGGCGCCACTCTCGCGCCTCCTACCTGGGCAACAGCGCTCCCCTACGGCGAGACGATCAATGCGATTGCCTACAACGCCGGCTCGATCCTGCTCGGCACGTCGCTTGGCGTGCGCACCGGCACCGACGCCAACTCCGACGGCATCTTCGACATCAACCCAGTGATCGAGGACCCGGGTCCGGTCTATTGCACCGCGGCGTGGGCGCAGTACCAGTATTTCGGGTGGTCCAACTACGACCCGAGCGAACCGTGGTCCTCAGAGCTACCTACGATCTCGGGCATCGGACGTGCGGACCTGAGCCAGTACACGACGCCGGGCGTCCCCGCCTACGCGACCGACGTCATGGGAGCGAGCGTCGGCACCACCAGCCAGGTCGTCGTCATGGCTGGCGTCCCGTACTTCGTGATCAACAACGGAGGGGACTATGCGCTCTACGGTCCTGACGGAAACGTCGTGGAGTCGGGTTGGTTCGAATCCGGCTGGGTGCGATACGGAACCTTGGAGACCAAGATCGTCGTCGAGGTCGACTTCCAGCACCTCCCGCTGCCGGCCGGCGCGAGCGTCACCTACCAGATCGTCATGGAGGACATGGCCACCATCATCGAGGTGGGTACCAACGACGTCGAGGGATCGACGACCGTCGACACGCCCCTCTCGGCCGGACTCAACACCGCCGATCGCTTCCTACCTCTCGTCACACTCACCGCAGCGACGGGCCAGGAGAGCGGGCCAACGTTTCTCAGCCACATCTCCAAGGCCATGGTCGTCACCAAGCGCCAAGACGAGATACTGCTTGCGCTCATCTGGAAGGATCGCGTCGAGACACTGGGCAAGTCACAGCGGCGCTTCGTCATCGACTGCCTCGCTGAGTATCTCTTCCTAAAGGGCCTCGAGGCGACGGGCCAGGTCATCCAAGTGACGATGCTCGGCATCACGCGCAGCGCGTACATCGATCAGATAATGATGAAGCCCGAGAACGTCAACGACTTACGCACGTGGTTCACGGGAGTCACCACCGTTAAGTTGGTGACGCTTGACTAGGGTCTCCTCGCGTAGGGTTGTCGCATGGGTCTAGGGCGCCAACAGGGCTTCTCGGGGGCAGCGGTTGAGACGACTCTCACCAGCGCCATCAATAGCAGTGCACTGACCTTCGCCGTCGCTTCGGTCGCCGGCTGGCCATCTTCAGGGCTTCCCTTCACCGTCACCCTGGACCAGGGAAATGAAACCCTCCAGGAAACCGTTCTCGTCGACTCCTACTCGGGCACCACGGTGACGCTTGACACCCTTCTCGGGCGCGGGTACGACGGGACTACCGCGCAGAACCATGCCGAGGATGCGCCGGTTGTCCACACCCTCGACGCTGCCTTCTGCGCCGACGTCTCAGCGCGTCTCTTCGTGCCCACCACCAAGGGCGACATGGTCTACGTCAGCACCACCACCGGCGTGGTCATGTCGCGCCTGCCCATCTCGGCCACTGAGTACCAGGTCATTGGTGCCGGGTCCTCGGGCGTGCCGGCCTATCAGGACTCTTCGAAGTCGATCCTGAGCGCCACCGGCGACATGCTCATCGCCTCAGGTTCTCACGCTCTCACTCGTCTCCCCATCGGCACCACGGGCTACGTGCTCACCGTGGTCAGCGGCTCACCAGCGTGGGCGGCCTCAACGTCAAGCGTGGTCACGACCGCCGGGGACCTCATCGTCGGGACGGGCGCTGGCACTGTCACCCGTTTGGGGAAGGGTTCGAACGGTCAGATCCTCTCGATGGTGGCTGGCGCGCTGGCGTGGGCGGCGCCTACACCCAGCGGGCTGCAGCCGATTGCCAAGAGTTCTGGTTACACCGCAGCGAGCTTCGACTTCGCTGTGGCCTCTGCGGCACTGACTGTCACGTCGCCTACTGCCGCCGAGGGCGCAACCTTCGGTGCGACCGCCAACTACGCCGCGTCCAACGCTTCGCCCGTCACGCTCACCGCCGCGAGCGGCCACATCATCGGCCCCGGAATACCGGCCTCAACGACCTCTATTATTTTGGGTGCTCAAAACGCCTTCGTAGTTCTCGTCTCGGACGGTACAAACTGGTTCGTCTGCGAGGGGGCGCAGGATTCGGGATGGATTACTCCGGCGTTGGGGAACTCGTGGGTTGGAGCAAACCCACCCAACCCTCAGTATCGCCTCATAGGCAACCGTGTTCAGTTACGTGGCCAGATGTCGGGTGGTTCGACCAATACGACGGCCTGGACCATGCCCTCTGGCTTCTACGACCCCACTCAGTCCACGTATATCCCCGCAGTGGCTACGGGGGCCTCGTTCCCGACCTTCCTCATCCTCGGACCCAACACGGTGGCCCCAGTATTCGCCGGGACCCTGTCGTTCTTCATCCTCGACGGCATATCGTTTCTGGTCGACTGATGAGCGATCTCCCTCTCCACGCGCCACCGAGTTCGCCTCCTCCAACTCCTCGCGAGGCCGCAGCTGCGCTGATCGTCGCGACGGCTGAGGAGCTTCTCCACACCCCGTACTCCGAGCAATCGCCTGCTGGCTCTGACGGCGATGGCCACGACTGGATGCCAGGTGAGCCGTGGCCAACTCGCGTTGACTGCTCCGGCGAGATCGTCGTGTGCCTGCGCCGCGCTGGCTTCTTCTCGATCTCCAATGGCAACGCCAACGACCAGTGGAAGCAGCACTTGGGCGGCATCGTCCATCCCAGTCAGCCTCTCCTACCTGGCGACGTCGGTTGCTTCCTCGGCAGTGACAACACGCCGGGCTACGCGGGCCACACGGGCATCGTGGCTGAGTACGACCACGAGACGCGCACCGGCCTGCTCCTCAACGCCTACGACTCCGAGCGAAACAACTGCGAGATCCCGTTCAATCGTGACCAGGTACACAACCTGTCCAATGGTCTGGGGGTTGTTGGCTTTTACCGGCCAGCGAACCGAGTCTCGGCATGATCTTGGCGGCTGCTAGCAATCACGTGCCCTATGGTCACGGTCTCGTAGTCTCGACCACCGGAACAATCGTCGCGGGACTCATCCTCCTGGCGGTACCCGCAGTCATCGGCTACAGCATCCGCAAGGTGCGCACCAGCGTCGACGACATGAAGGCCACTTCGACTACGAACGCGGTCGCCATCGCCAAGGTCGCAACTCAGGTGGACAAGCTCGTCGTCGTGGTGGCAGGCGAGGAACCGAGTCTTCTGAATCCGCGCCCCGCGCCTGGTCTCGCGACGGCGATCATGGGGCAGGGAGGTCTCATGGAAACGGTCATTGCGCACGGCCTGACAATTAAGCACAACGGGGAGATCCTCGAGGCGCAGGGCAAGCAACTCGCCGCTCTCGTGGCATCGTCGAGAATCCTCGTCAAGGACACGCAGAACAATGACGGATCTAGCACGCGAGACGCCCTCTACCGCACCGAAGCGTCGCAAGCTCGCATTGAGGCTTCTCAGACGCGCCTAGAAGAATCACTCACGCAAGATAAACCCGCGTGAAGTCGTGGAAGGCGAGGCTGCTAGCCGTCGCCACAGCGATGTTCTTCGCCGCTTCCCTGGTCTCGGTGATCGGTGGCCCGTGGAACACCTACGGTCATCACACGGCTTTCACCGGCCTGGCTGAGACTGCCTTCTGCGGAGCGTTTCTTGTGGGAGAGTTACGCAGGGGCAGTAAGGAGTAGCACATGCCAATCTGGGAAATCGTCGGCGCCGTTGTCGTCGTCATCGCAGCACTGCTCGTCATCTTCGGGCGCCGGTAGATGCACTGGCTTCACGCCTCCTGGCACTGGTGGCTCGTCCACAGTGGCACCTCGGAACTCAAACCGAACGTCTGGTACAACGCGTGGTCGGGCTGGGTGTCGGACATCGGCGAACTGGCCATCATCGCCGCCGTAATCGGAACCTACAAAAAGTGGAACTGCCATATCAAGAACTGCTGGCGCCTCGCCAAGCATGAGTACGATCTGGACGGCGTGAAGTACCACCTCTGTCACAAGCACCACCCTGCGACCGACAATCGGCCCACCGTTGAAGACTTCAACGCACACCACGAGGAGCACATAAATGAGTGACCAGATCGAAGTGCGAGCGCACGGTCAGCGCGGTGTCAAGCGCCACGCGCCAGTCGACGAGGCCATCGCCGCTTCTCCCTCGCCGGTGCTTCAGGCGCCAGCCGAGTACGACGCCACGTATGGGCGCACGAAGTACGCGATGCAGGGCAACGCCACGCTTCCCAACTGCTTCTTCGCTGCGCGCGTTCACTCGCGCACGGTCCAGGGAACCCTCACGGCCGACACCTTCGTCGAGGGTTTCGTCGAGGACGCTGAAGATGCCGGTGCCACGCTGTACCGCGAGTTCCTCGAGTCGGTCGGCCAGGCATTCCCGGGCGACGGCACTGACCCCTACCAGGGCACCACGTTCCTGCTCAAGCGCGGCGACTGGAAGTACGCCGGCGTGCTCGGACCAAGCTCGCGTCTCCCAGACGGCACGCCGTACTTTGAACCGCTGACGATCAAGGAAGCGATCTACGACTTCCAAGGCGGGGTGATCTTCCTCTTGGCCCTGGACGCCGACGCCGAGCAGGAGTTCGACGACAACCAGCCATGGGGCACGCAGTCGACCACGCCAGACCAGAGCGATGGCCACGCCGTGTCGGGCGTGAAGTACCAACAGGGCAACCCGATCACGACCTGCATCACCTGGGCCGCGCTCGAGGGGATGCTCGAGGAGTTCGACATCAACTGCATCGAGGGCCTGGTGCTCTCGATCACCGACGGGTTCATCCTGAAGAACGGTCAGGCCGCGGCCGATGATCTGGTGTCCAAATGGCAACTCCAGACTTCTCCCACATTGGCAGCAGCGCCTCCAGGTGAGCCAGACTCCCCCGCTGAGGCACCTCCCGGCACTCCCACACCCACCGAACCGGCTGAGGGGCTTCTAGGACGTGCCGACAGCCTCGTCAGGGACGTCCTGCACGTGGCTGAGATGGCCATCAAGCGTGTCCCCGAGCAGGACATCCTCGCGGCGCTCGAGCAGATACTCGAGACCTACACCAAGATCCCGTGACCGTTCAGGCCGGGGACGTTGGATTTGCCCACAACCACGGCATTATGGGCCGGCTGATCCGGCTGGGCGAGACCTTCAGGTTCAAGAAGTGGAGCACCTGGAATCACGAGTTCGTCGTGAGCCAGGTGCTTGAGGACGGCACGGCGCTCATCATCCAGGCCACCCTCAGAGGAGTAATCGAGTCGCCACTCGAGACCGTCGCGCCCGGTGGCAGGTACGTCACCATGGCGCCGCCGGACGCAGTCGATCGTCACGAGCTGCTCGTGTTCTGTCGCTCGCAGCTTGGAATCCGCTACGGCGTTGGCACCATCCTCGCGATCGCCATCGACATCGTGACCTGGGACTGGTTTCCGGCGTTCCGCGGCGCGCGCAAGCCGTCGTGGATCTGCTCGGCGCTGGTCAATGAGGGGCTGCGCTACGGCGGCTGGCTGCACGACTGGGTTGATATTTATTGCGTCACTCCAGCACAGGGCTACGGCGCGCTGGTACAGTAATCCTGTCGGCCCGTAACCGGCGCAACGTTGAATCAACGCGACGTCCACCGTTCCCCTTCGAGCGGTGGACGTTGTGTTTTCTGTCACTAATGCTGGCACGATACTTGGCAGAGTGATAGCATCGCGGCACAAGTGAAGGGGTGATCTTGGCCAAAACGTCAGCCATGAAAGCGATCGAGCAAATGAGGCCCGATCTGGTAGTGCAAGTCCTCGAGCTGCGCAGAGAGGGCGCTTCGTTTGAAGCCTGCGCAGCCTTCATCTCCAAGGAGACGCGCGTCGACGTCGGCCGTGAACTCTTTCGAACCTGGTTCGCCGAGCGAGCGAAGGACGAGCAAGTAGCGGCGTCGTGACTGAGCCCATGATCACCCTGATCGGTGCCCAACGTGAGTACGACCACGCAGTCATGGACACGGCCAGTGCGCAGGGCGAGGTCAAGCGACTCGAAGATGAACTCGGGGTCGCACGCGAGAAGGCCATGAAGTGCTTCCACATCCTCGTCGACTGCGAGCGACGACTCGAACAAGCCAAGGCTGGCGGTGGCGCCGTCGATGTCACAGAGACCTGCCAACGTGACCACACGAAGTTGCGCTCAGGATTTTGCCCGGCGTGTGGAGCGCCAAAAGGAAAATGAGATGACGAAATCGGCCCTAGATTTCTTTAGCACTTTTCAGTGCGAGGTGGTCTGCGAGGACACCGACGCCGTCTCGCGCGAAGAGTGGCTGGAGTTGCGGCGCACCGGACTAGGTGGCTCGGACGCAGCTGCTTCCATGGGATTGTCGCCCTACATGAGTCCCGTCGCGCTCTACCTGGACAAGGTCGACCCTCAGCCCGACGAGGACAAGGAAATCTTTGAAGCGGGCCGTCGCGCCGAACCCCTGATCACCTCCTGGTTCGCAGACCAGAACAAACTCGTCGTTGAGCGCCAGCCGGTCATGCTTCGCTCTACGAAGTGGAACTGGATGCTCGCTAACGTCGACGCCTTCGTGACCAACTCAGAGACCGGCGAGATTGAGATACTCGAGGCGAAGAACGTTGGGTCCTACAACGCCAAAGAGTGGGCCGAGGGACCTCCGTTGCACGTGCGCCTTCAAGGGCAGCACTACCTGGCGGTCACGGGACTCAGCCGGGTCTACTTCGCGGCGCTCATTGGGGGCAACAAGTTCACCTGGTTCGCCGTCGATCGCGACGAGGAACTGATCGCTGACATGGTGAAGGCCGAGGAGCGCATGTGGACACTCATCACGCTTCAGCGCATGCCAGAGATCGATGGCTCAGAGTCCACCAAGGAAGCCTTGAGGGCGCACTACGCCAACGCCACGCGCGAGGAAATCGAAGTTGACGATGAGTTCGTAACGCTCTTGCAACGACGCGCCACACAAAAGGCCGCGATCGAGATAGAGACCCAGCGCCTGAACGAGATTGAGAATCGGATGATTGTCCTGATGGATGGGGCAGAAGTGGCGCGACACGACGGGGATATCGTAGCCAAGTGGCAAGTTGTACAGCGTAAGGAATACACAGTCGCCGCGAGCGAGTCGCGGCGCTGGTCAGTGCCGAAGGGGGCAAAATGACACAAGATTCAAAGGCCGAGGCGGCGCGTAACGCCGTCAAAGAAGCAGCGTCCACCGAGATTGCAACCACTGGTTCGAAGAGCCTGCGCGACATGATCGAGAAGCAGACGCCCGAGATCCAGAAGGCGTTGCCCATGCAGATGGACGCCGCGCGATACGTTCGCACCGTCCAGACGCTGGTGCGCACCACGCCCAAGCTGCTCGACTGCTCGCCGGCGTCGTTCTTTGGTGGCATCCTCAACGCCGCGGCCCTTGGTCTCGAGTTCGGTCCAATGCAGCAGGCGTACCTGGTGCCGTATGGCCACGAGGCCACGCTGATCATTGGCTACCGGGGCTACGCCGAGCTCGCTCACCGCACCGGTGAGATCCTGTCGATCACTCCTCGCACCGTCTTCGAAGGCGACAAGCTGGAAATGGAGTACGGACTCGACGAGCGCCTCGTCCACGTGCCCTGCCCAGTCGAAGAGCGTGGGCCCGCGACGCACTACTACGTCGTCGTGCGCAAGACCAACGGCGGTCGCAACTTCGTCGTCATGCACAAGAGCGAGGTCGAGCATCACCGTGATCGCTACGGCAAGAAGGGTGGTCAACTCAAGGGCCCGTGGGCTGACAAGGATCAGTTCGAAGCGATGGCTTGGAAGACCTGCTTCCTGCGCATGAAGGCGTGGCTCCCGATGAGTGTCGAGCTGATGCAAGCCGAGGCAGTCGACAACCACGTCGTGCGTCAGATGACGGCCGAGGAAGAGCCTGACGTTCAGCCCTTCGACGACAGCCTGCTAGATGACGACGTGGTCGACGCTGAGATTGTGGACGCCGGTGAAGATGACCACGAGAGCGCCTGGGACCGTGAAGAGCGTCTGGCACGTGAGGCTGCGGAAAACCAAAGGTAGGAATCGGCCTCAGAATTTTTTACATATTTTCTGCTGATTGGCTTGACTCACCGCTTTATTCATGGCAGGATTACTGCACTCTGAAGGGAGAGTGATGGCACCAAGAATTCTTATTCCATTGGAAACTGACCGGCTTGCGCTGATCATTACGTCGCTTGGCATGGTCTCGGCACAGATACCCGCGGATTCCGAGCGCCAGACCGAAATCGCCGACACCATCGCGTACCTCGGCAACGGCGACAACTGGGTGATCTTCGATGACTGAGGTCATGGGCGTGTTCCTAGGCTTCGTCTTTGTCATCGCTGGCGGTTCGATCTGGTGGTGCGTGCGCGACGAGAACCGCGAGCGTCGTGAGGCGCGTGACCCGTGGTGGGAGGACGAAGGATGACCACCGAGTTCGTAAAGCACATGAAGACCTTTGAAGACGTTCCCGGGATACCACTGGAGCATTGGGTGGGCATGGCACAGATGCTCGACTCGTTTGCGAAGCATCAACCACCAGAAATGGTGACCTGGGAGCAGGGATCCGTACCACCTCGCTTTCGCTGCCTCAACTGCGGTCACCTCTGGCCGTGCCCCGTGGGGGCACTCGCTGAGTTGTTCTGGGGCAAGGACCGCGCCGAGGAGCCGTTGTGACCAACGTCCAGACCTCCATCTTCGACCAGTTCGAAGACACCGAGGCGCTCGAGGCGCGGCTGGAGCGTCGCCTCACGCCCCTCGAGCAGTTCTCTTTCTTTCACGTCCGCAACCCTCACGTCTTCGAAGCGCTGGAGCGCATGGCTGGCGAGATGGCGTCTCGCGGCCGCAAGCGCATTGGCGTGAAGATGCTCGTCGAGGTGCTGCGCTACGAGTACTACCTCGAGACCAGCGACCCGAACTCGGAGTTCAAGGTCTCCAACAACTACACGGCGCTGTACGCGCGCCTGCTGATCGACACTCACCCAGAGTGGGCCGAGTTAATCGAAACAAGAGAGAGGCATCATGGCTGAAAAGGAAACGGTAGATCTTGGCAAGACGTCCGAGGGTTACGCAATCGAGAAGACCAGCGTCAAGGTCCTAAAGCTGGGCGACGGGCTGAGCGCAGCTGTAAAAGTCGACCCTGTCCTGGTGGGTGCCGGCGAAACCGTGTACCTCGCCATCCGCGCCAAGAAGATCAAGGATGACTTTGTCTACGAGTTCGACGAGGATGGCGACGTCGAGAGCGTCACGCTGGTCCAGGTCTTCGCTGCGAGCTCGGCCACGTTCATCGACGAGAAAGTGGTTCGCCAGGCCATCGCTCGCAGCGACGCGCTGATTGCTGCCTCAAAGGTGAACCCTGACCAGGGAGCGATGCTGCGCACGTGCGGAGCGTGCGGATGGCGCGAGGGCGAGGCAGAGGGCGAGTTCTGCGTCGGTGGGTCACCTCTTCACGACTTCCCGACGACGCTCATCGAAGATGACGAGGACGAAGAAGATGGCGACTAAGTTCCGTAAGAAGCCCGTTGTCATCGAGGCGATGAGATTCAACACGAACAACGAGGTTGGCTCGCCTGACATGGACGCGATCGTGAACTGGATTAACCAGGGACGTCCACCCTCAAACGAAGGTAAGGGCCACGCCTGGCACAATGGCACCGACATCTTCGTGGTGACGCTCGAAGGAGAGATGCGGGCGACGGTTGGCGACTGGATTATTCGCGGCGTCCAGGGCGAGTTCTATCCAGTAAAACCGGATATCTTCGAGGCCACTTATGAAAGGGTTGAAGATGCCTCTTAAAGACAAAGATGCTGAGAGGGCCTATCGCCGTAACTGGTGGAAGAATCTTCCCGTTGAGCGCAAGGCGGAGAAGCAAGCCAAGGCGAACATTCGCGCTACCGATCTAAGACGATACTTGGATTCAATCAAGACGGAGCGCGGCTGTGTTGACTGCGGGTTTAGCGGCCATCCTTCGGCGCTGGACTTCGATCACGTCGATGGTGAGAAATTGCTTCTGGTGTCGTCGTGCAAAAGCCGCGCCCAGGCTGACGCAGAAATAGCCAAATGCGAAGTTCGTTGTGCTAACTGCCATCGCATTAGGACGTGGGAACGGCGCTGGAGCAAGCCCGACATCTTCGAGCAAACGTACGAACCGGTCGAGGACTGATGGTCCATCTTCTCTGCACCGTCGGATCAGCTACGTTCTCGGCATCGGTTAGTCACGCGCACCTGTGGCGATTCGTCGGTAACTTCCCCAACATCGCGTGTTCGGTGGTAAGGCGATGAAGTCGCTACTGCAGATGGAAGCTGAGGTGGTCGAACTCGAGCACTCGAAGGGCTGGCAACCGAACGAGAACCAGTTCGGGACCTCACTGGCGTTGCTTCACTCTGAGGTGAGCGAAGCGCTCGAGGCGTTCCGCGGCAGTGGTTTTATGGCGTTCGTCCTTGAGGACGGCAAGCCCGAGGGAGTGCCGTCCGAGTTGGTTGACGTGTTTGTGCGACTGCTCTCGACGTGGAATCAGTTCGTTGCCCCCCAAGGGTTCGATCTCGAGACCGAGTTCGAGAGGAAGATGGCCTACAACCGCACGCGCGAGTGGCGCCACGGGGGAAAGGCGATCTGATGGTCGTCGAGCACTTCCACAAGTACCCGGACACGTGGACACCGATCGAGGGCGACGGGTCGGCGATGGCGATGCCGAGTGAGTCTCGCGCGTGCCCGTGCGGGATGGTCCAGATTCGCCCGATAGAGGACCGCTGCCCCCAGTGTGACGAGCCGGTGCGCATCCACTGGTCGTTCCCCCTCACCGACGAGGAGAAGGCGACCTGGGAGGGTTCGAAGGACGTGTGCACCCTCTCGCGCTCCGAGGTCCTGGCGCGCATCGACCAGGAGAAGGCCAAGAAGGCCGAGGCCGAGCGCGACGACGTCGGCATCAACGAGTCTGAGCCCGAGTTGCGCCAGATGCGCTGTCCCTACTGCAAGCACATCAAGGAGTCCGACCCGACCAATTCGACCTTTGAGGCGCACCCTCACATGGAGTACGACTCATTCTGGTGCGGCTGCGCAGCTGGGAGCGGGACATGATAAAGCACCCCGACTACCCGATCCGCCACGGCGTCCCTGCCATGGACCGCTGCGTCTGCGGAGGAGTGCGCCACTGGCACGCGCCCGCGCCTCATGGCTGCGACGACTGCCCGTGCGAGGACTTCGAGCTAGACGAGAACTGGAGGCCCCCCATGACTGACGCCATTAGCAGAAAAGAAGCGATAGATGCGCTGCAAACCTACAGTGACGAGACCGCTCGACTTGACGACCCGCGCGAGGCAGCTATGGAGCCCCACTTTTGGGCAGGTCTGGAAACGGCAATCGAAATCATCGAGTCCCTGCCCCTCGTAGTCGCTGACCACCCGACGTGTTTGGGCGACGGCTGCGAGAACTGTTCGCACGTGCTGGCGATTGTGAACGCGCAAGCCGAGGACGAATTGCTGTGGTTCGTCGCGGAGACGATGCCTGAGGCGTATCTTCAACAAGAGTTGCGACGACTTCACGCGGCGATTGAGGCGGCAGCATTAAACAACTCGAAAGATTTAATAGTAGAGGTAGTCGCTGACCCCGAACCGACCGACGAGGGAGAGAAGTCCGCTGCACCAGTAGAGGGGACGGAATGAGCGGACTTTCACGTTTCAAGGCTAAGAACCATCCTCAACAGGTAGCCAAGCGCCCGAACTCGCCGCGACTGTTTGGCCCTGACGTGGATCCGGCAGAAGAGGTCGATGACCGAGGAACCCCCCAATCGTTCTTTGACGAGTGGGATCGAAACTTTCGTTTCACAGTGGACGTTGCGGCGAGCGTAGCCAATGCCAAGTGCGCAAAGTTCTACACGGCGCAAGACAACGGGTTAGAGCAAGACTGGGACGACGAGATCGTGTGGTGCAACCCTCCCTACTCCAATATCGAGCCGTGGGTCCGTAAAGCTCTTAATTCATCGTGCGAAACGGTCATGTTGCTTCCGGCAAACCGCACAGAACAGTCGTGGTGGCAAGACCTTGTAGAGCCAATTCGCGACAGAGACGACTCGAGACTACGGACACAGTTCATTCGAGGGCGATTGAAGTTCACCAACCCCGGCGATGAGGGAGCGGCTGCAAATAACCGCCCTCCGTTCGGATGCGTGCTTTTGATTTTCGGTGCACCAGTAGAGGGGCGGGAAGAGAAATGAGCGACGAAGATCCGTGTAAGTGCGGTCACGCGATGTCATTTCACCGGCACGATGATGACTTGCTCCAGATGGAGTGCGGAGCCAATCCCGACTGCGGTCACTTCTCGTGCCGTTTTCCTTGGACACCAACTGACTTTGCGCCGCGTCCCGCGTGCGATTGCAAAAATTGGCGTGCGCCGGTAGAGCCAGTACCCGCGCCGCGCCTGGAGCAGGAAGTTGTTGACGCGCTGAACGAGGCTTCGCGGCTGATCGAGGACCGTTATGCGGACTCGGGTTGGCCCAGCAACTCATGGCGGATCGCCGTCGAAAAATGGCGTGAAAAGTTGGCCGCTGTTCTGTCGCCACCTGTAGGGACGCAACCGAAAGGAGATTGAAAAATGCGTGACGAAACCAAGACCATCAGCATCCTCTTCATGAAGGGCGTTGAGGGCAACTCGTTCTATCTCAATGACACGCGCATCGCCGGTCCAAAGCCGTGGGGTGGTGGCACGATCATTCAAGAGAAGTTTTGCTCATTGGACGATCTGGCGAACGCCCTTCACGGCATCGCAACTCTAACGCCTGTTGATTCGGGGCCACCTGTAGGGACGCAAGAATGAAACTCGTCTACGCCGATCCTCCTTACCTAGGACAATGCGCCAGCTACGAGCACTTTCACAATGATGGCGGAGAAATGCCGTGGGATGGGGAGTGCTGGGACGCGGCGAACACTCACAACAAACTTCTCAGCTGGCTTGCCGCGAACGCTGACGGTTGGGCCTACTCCTGCAATCCCAGCGACTTGCATGTAGCGACGGGTTGCCGCCAGCGCAAAGAGGACGGGAAGGCCGTGAATGTTCCGTTTCGCGTCGCTGCGTGGACAAAGACCTGGCACCAGATCAGGCCAACGACCGTTCAATACGCCTGGGAGCCGGTGATCTTCCAACCAGCGCGGAAAGACAACAAGCGTAAGCCAATGGTCCGCGACTGGCTCAGCTGCGCGGTGACGCGACAGACCGGACAACGCGGAGCCAAGCCCGACGCTTTCAATGACTGGATACTCGACCTCTTGGTGTACGAAACCGACGACGAGTTCATAGACCTGTTCCCCGGCAGTCACTCGATGCAACGGGCGTTAGACAGATTTTCGCAAAGGCTGGCGGCACCACCTGTAGGGACGCAAGGATGAACGACGAAACGAAAATCATGCCGTACGACTATCCACTTCGTGAGCGGTCCGTGATGGGATACCCAAAAGACTCCGTAGAAGGGCAGCGTTTCCTACGCTCGTGCCGAAAGTGCGGCGCGTCATTCAATCAACTTGCGCCCGGAAAGGTCGGGCTGCGAGGCGTCTGGCACGACTGGTCATGGTACTGCTCTCACGAGTGCGCGGGTCAAGACTTCGCGCAAACTGACCCTGAACCTTTCACTTTTGGGGAGCCCCGCGAATGAGTGACCGCGACCTGACTTGCAAAATCTGCGAAGAGGGAATCGTGTGGGATTCATTCCTACAGAAATGGTTTCACGCCGACCCTCAGTACCGAGAATGGCGTCACTTCGCGGCCCCGGTAGAGCCACCTGTACTGAGCCGCGAATTTTTGGATTCGCTGATTGAGAAGATTTGGAACTCCGACGCACGACCGCTCGGGAACCTGCCGTGGGCGCACAAAGATGTTTACGACGACGCGTTCACACTCCTTCGTGACGCCATTTTGGAGTCCCTCTCACAGGAGTCCAGCGAATGAAATTTCTGCAAAAAACGCGAACGACACTGAGAATCGCTTGGTATGGAGGGCTCCTCGTGGTTCTCTATGCTGGGCTACAGGTCTACAAAGGACATTGAGTGAAAAAGCCCCAGGTCACCATCCACGAGTGGGACGGCGGGATCGTCACATGGAACTGCCTGATCCCCGGATGCTACGACCCCAAGTTCGTGCGCCTCGGTGACGACGGAGTAACGATGTTGACCAACCACGTGGGCAACGCACCCTACGGTATGGTCCAGGCTCACGAGCAGATAGATCGA